GCTAGGCCTAGCATTCCCCCAGGTAGTTAAAGTCCTACCAGGCGCTAATCAGATTGATTAGCTCCGGGCTTTCCAGGCCCGGTCCTCCAAGAGAACCTTTAAACGGGTTCTCCACCGTCGGGTGGTAGCTCCAATTTGGAGCGACTCCCCACTTTGTCACATAATGGACCTTACCAGGCCTGGTAAGGATTTTCCCATTAGTGATGTGCCCACTGAGGAACGCTAAATAGAGACCTGCAGGGTTAAACCTGCGGGGCTTCATTCGGCGCGGTACATGGATTTTCTCATTCTCTATTCGCATGCCAACCTGTCTCGGAACGAATCGCTTATACAATAAGCTACCGTTACGATTAACACGAAGGTTATGCTTATAAAGATAGAGAAGCCTTTCTGGCATCCATATCCCACAATCTTCTGATTCCCAAGGAGGTACCACAATACGTGGAACACTCCGAAGGAGTCTACAAACAGTCTTGGGCAACGGATAACCGTTGTCATGGGACCATTTGTTCAGGAGATTTATCAGTGAGTACAAGTTCTGTGGTTCCCGTAGCGTTTTACAAAAAACACCACGGACATTCCTACCTAAAAAGTAGTCATGGCCACAGGACTCCCTAAAAGACCCTTCAAAGAAGGTCTTGTCGCGGTTAGCTTCAAAACCAGTCAGCTTAAGGAGACGCATAACCTTACCAAACACACGTTTGGAACAGATTATATCATCTCCGAACACTGACCAGTTAGGAAGTCGCTTAGTAAATAGATTCAAAGCGTCGTGTGGAGAATCCACACGCTTCTTTTCGTCTACTTCGTAGGCGGCCGCGACGATGCAGCTAAACAGGGCAGTCTGCAACGGAAACGTGAAACCGTTTCCCATCGTAGAAAGCATGTTTAGCACGACCGGAACGCCATTTATGTCAGAGGAAGGTGATCGGAACATCTCTAACCAGGTGACAAAGTCACTCGGGAAGAGAGAACGAACCATCTTCAATGACATGGAGTCTGACGCAGAAGATAGGTCAATTGTGACATATTCATCTGTTTCAGAGCCCAGGCGTGCCAGAGATCTATTAATGTCAGGCTGATCATCAAGAGAAATACCGAAGAAAAACTTCAGTCGTTTCTCAATGATTTTGCCCAAACCGAGCTGAAAGAACATATTCAGCACAGGTTCGACACAGATAGACCTCGAAGTCGAGGCATCCTTCGGGACAAAGTATAGACGGTTACCTGCTACTATATTAGACTCTCCCCAAGACCTACGCCGAGTTTCCTCGGCCTCGGTCCATAAGGGATATGTGCTGATATAGTTCGTGTAAACACGACTAAGACCCGTAGAAGTGCACGAAAGCTTAGAGTCAAATAACTTCGTGTAGAAGTCGGTTGACTCAGAGCCAAAGGAAGAACCTGGTCCACACTTAGCCTCATCCAAAACGGATGAGAAAGAGTGGATCAGGGGTTGTTGGTTTACATAATGTTGGTCGAAACCTTCATCATGTATTCTAACTATCTCCCTATAACCTGTATGAAAGAAGTTATAAAGGTACTTTTTTAAGGTACCAATAAGAACTTCATCCAATAGGTCCGTGCATTCCAACTGCCAAGTTCCGCACCGTTCATTAACGGATAGGAACTTATCCAAAGCGACTTTATCACATAAAGCAGAATCCGCATCATCGCTGAATTTCTTCAGAAATGACTTGGCTAACGCTTTACGTGCCGCAGTGGACGACGTATCCCATGGGTAGATCGTTAGATCGGAACCATGTGATAAGTCGAGGTCTTGGAGCAAGTCCAAGTAAAGAGCATGAGAGCTTATAGGTCTCATCTTGCCTCCTCGGTGGCCTGTTTGTGAGTTACCTCACGGTAATTCGACACTCTCTAGACCGAACGGTCTGTCCCTTTTCGAACTATCCGCGATATCAAAGTAGGAAAAGCCTTAATAGCTTGACCTATTAATGATATAACGAACAGGATGAATTGGGCCCATTTGGACAAGCGGGTGATTTCAGTCGGGCTCATTTAGAGCACTCCTGAGACCACCGTATCGCCCTGGCCTGCGGACTGCTGTGAAAGCGATCCGAAGTGCATGGAGAGTGCGGCACGAACGTTTGGAGCGTCGGCAGTATCAGAACCAGCTGGAACCTCAATCGTTGTGGTTACAAGCATGGTCTGGTACGGCTGACCCGCCAGAGGTAGAACACCCTTTCGGGTAACTACCTTATAGACGTTACGGCCAACGCTGCCAATGATACCAGTCACGGGATTCGGGGTACCAAGGATTTTAAACACCTTGGGCCTGAAGAACGTGATGGTAAAAGGAGCAGCGACTGACGAGACAACAACGCCAGTCTGCGTACCGCCCAAAGCGGATACCGCATACTGACGTCCGTTGACGTCAGGAGCCACGTCACTTACATGAGTGTAAGTGGGAGACGTTAGGCCCGTTTGGGCCAGCCCCGTAACTGGGGAAGTAAGAGCAATTGTCATTTGTACCTCTAATGAGGGGTCATGAGAATAACTGTCGTCGGGTCCTGTTCCGTGCAAACAACAAAGCGGACATATTTATCCACTTTGAATTGAAACCGGGTATCTCTAGTTGCAAACTAGGGAGAGCCGGAATTATGTTTGAACGTACTATGGACCGTTTGACAGACCTGTAGAAGCTCACATTCGCTTCCCGCGAGATCCATTTAACGAAGCCTGCCACCACTGACGGCGTGTAGGTCGAAGAGATCCAAGGCATTTCGCTCCAAGAGCGAATAGCAAGGAGTCTAATCGACCGGCCCGCCCACGCGATGTCCGACTTCCTAAGGGACCACGCGTCGAGTATGTCTCCAATGTTGGAGAAATAATCGACTAGGAAGGAGTATGGAATGAGTTCCCAAGCAGTAGGTATGATCTCTCTAAAGTTTGCACCAAAGAGAGTCATATCAGCCTGAATGGGGTTCTCACACACACTCCGCACCTGGCCATAATATCTCACACTAGCTGATCTATGATCAACAACGCGTGAGTGGATGCGTAAGAATGGTTGAACCGTATCAGAACCTAAGGCGTAGAATTCGGCCTCGTCAGTCACTCCTGTTGCGTATATGCGGGTATAATTACCAGCAAAACGGTTCAGGCGACGGTTGAGACCTTCTCCTGCGGACTTGATATCTGATATAAACGGTTGCCATCCGAAAGCATGTTCCAGCCAAGTCTCCGAGACTATCCGATTAAGAGAAGACCTTTTTGCTCTACGTGAACGTTTCGTTACGTTCTTTAAGTAGTCATCAAGGCCCCTCCTAAGGGACTTTCCCGGATCCCTAAGCATGCGTAAGGTTTCACGTAATTCGCCAAGGGCGGTCAAACTGCGAAATGCAGTCTGAGCCTCCCGAGCGCGTTTGTAAAACTTCATGCGAGCTTGGTTGTCAGCACTTGTCCAAGAACTAGGTAGCGAGGGCTGTGCAGTCGGGTAAGCAACCTGACCCCACCGCTCAATCAATCTAGGAGTCGGTACGCCAGAATCATTTTGAAGGAACCTACCCCGATAAGAGCCCCAACCACCAGAGAAGTTAAACGACGTGATTTCTCGCGCCGAAACTGCACTGATGTGTCGGTTCACCTTTTTCCGCCAGTTCAACACTTCAGTTGAGCTTTTGGATAAAGATGTACTCTGACCGGAATTAGGTCTTTCTTCATTCTCCACAACAGTTCCACCTGCGTCTTCGTAGGTGTAAATGATAGGAGAGATCTTGCGAGTCCAAGTCCTCGTGATTGACATACTACTTCGTTCCCGAAGAAGTGGGCCCTAAAGGCCCCGGTTCGAGATCTCCGTGCGAGACCAGAAGCTCACCCAGCGTTTTACCGCTGGGAAACATCTGTTCGAGCAAGGTGTAGAGTGCAGTTAACCCATCGTGGAATCTCCGTGGATTTTCAATTATCCACGGAACCGACCAATGTTTACAGTCACTTTGAACTACAATAGTCCATCGCGGTGCTGTTGGAAACTCCTTATCGGGGTCTCCACAGTCCACAAGGAACGCTTGTAGCCCATAGTTTCTGGCCACAGTATCGGCGAGCCTCCAACGGCTCGACACAACGACAGGAATCCCATCGTCTTCATCAACGGCATTGCCGTCAAAGACGGCGGTAGGATTGTCACACTGCATATCTTGACCTTTTGTAAAGGTTAGAAAACTACACCCTGGATATAACGAACCAGTAGACGAGAGAGATTGGGAGTGGTGATTTTCCACTCCTACCCTGAGGTGACAGACAAGCTAGCCGACGGATAACAACCTCTATATATGGAACAATTACGTTTCAAGTATAGAAAGAAGTTACCCTGAGACTAGCAAGTCTTCACCCGAACCCCTAAACTGTTGTTCAAGAATGAACCGCAGCAAGGGACTCTGGGCTACGTCCTGCCTTTGAGCAGGATAACGCCCTCAG